ATACAACGTAACATCATAGGAGTAAAAAATGCCGCTTACGAAAATTAAGTTTGCTCCTGGAATAGATAAACAAGATACTTCAGTAGGAGCAGAGGGTCGTTGGGTAGACTCAGACAACGTAAGATTTAGATATGGACTGCCAGAAAAAGTAGGTGGTTGGCAATCTCTTTTAACAGATACAATTGTAGGTGTAGCTAGAAAACAACACGCATTTGTTGATACAGATGGCAACAGATATGTAGCCATTGGTACAGATAAATTTTTACTTATATACTTTGAAGGACAACTTTTTGATGTCACTCCAATACAAACAAAAATAACGAGTGTAGTGATGTCTGCTTCAGATGCCTCACAAGAAGTTTCTTTAACTTTTGCTTCTGACCATAATTTAGAAAGTGGAGATATAATTTTATTAAGTAATGTAACTGTACCAGCTGGTATAGGTTTAACTGATGCTGCTTTTGAAGGTAAAATATTTCAAGTAACTAGAGTAACATCAAATTTAATTGCAATAATAACTGGTACACAAACAACAACAGGAGCTGCTGGTGGTGGTAGTTGTGATGTAACTCCATATGAAAAAATAGGACCTGCAGCACAATCATATGGCTATGGTTTTGGTATAGGTAATTATGGTGGCACAGTAACGGGCGCTGCGACTACAACTTTAAATGGATCGTTGAGCGCGGACACTGCAGGTACTGGTGGATCGGGGACCGCGGTTACGGTTGTATCTACAACTGGTTTTGCAAGTTCAGGAACAATTGCAGTGGCTAATGAATTAATTACATATACATCTAAAAGTTCTACACAGTTTTTAGGTATTACCAGGGGTACAAATGGAACGGCAACAGCTGGTACATCAAACGGACAAGCACACAGTAGTGGTGCTACAGTAACAGACGCGAGTTTATTTTCAGGTTATGGTAGTGCAGTGCAAGCATCTACTGTAACTCTTGAGCCAGGGCTTTGGTCCTTAAGTAATTTTGGTGAAGTATTAGTTGCAACAATTGCAAATGGTAAAACATTTACTTGGAATGCAGGAGCTGCAAATCCAACAGGTAACAGAGCAGCAACAAACACATCTGGATTTGAAACAACAAATAACCCAACTGCAACTCGAGTTACTTTAATATCACCAACAACACGTCACTTAATTCATTTTGGTACAGAATTAACGATAGGTACTCCATCAACACAAGATGATATGCTCATAAGATTCTCTGTTGATGAGGACATAAATAACTACACACCAGAGGCAACAAATACAGCAGGCACACAAAGACTACAAGATGGCACAAAAATTATGGGTGCATTAGTTGCAAAAGAAAATATTCTAGTATGGACTGATAATGCATTATATGCCATGAAATTTGTTGGTGCACCATTTACATTTGGTTTTGAACAAGTAGGTACAAACTGTGGATTGATAGGTAAAAATGCAGCTATTGAAATAGATGGTGTTGCATATTGGATGGGTAATAATGGATTCTTTTCTTTTGATGGTACAGTTAATACATTGCCTTGTTCTGTTGAAGATTATGTTTACGATGATATTGATACTACAAAAGGACAACAAATTTGTGCAGGTATAAATAATCTATTTACAGAAGTTATTTGGTGGTATCCAACTGCAAACTCTACATTTAATGATAGATATGTAGTTTACAATTACGGACAAGACAATGCTAATTTACCCATGGGTAATTGGTACACAGGCACAAATACAAATTCTATTAGAACAACTTGGATAGACTCACTCGTATATCCTAAACCATATGCAACAGCTTTTAATAGTTCTAACACAGGAACATTTCCTGTTATTCAAGGAGAAACTGGTTTAGGTCAGACTGTATTTTTTGAACACGAAATAGGAACAGATCAAATTAATCCAGATGGTAGTACAACAGCTCTAACATCTTTTGTTGAGTCTTTTAGTTTTTCTTTACAAAAAGATCAAAGTGAAGTGTTTTTAGCTATGCGTAGATTTTTACCTAATTTTAAAGTATTAACCGGTAACAATCAAATTACTTTGTCTGTAAAAGATTTTCCAGCCGATGATAGCACCGCTACAAATTTAAGTCCTTTTACAATAACATCTAGCACAACTAAAGTTGACACTAGAGCTAGAGGACGTTATGCAAATATTAAAATAGAAAACACAGGGGCCGGCGAATCGTGGAGATTTGGTACGTTTCAAGTGGATCTACAACCAGATGGAAGGAGGGGTTAATGGCAAAGATAGTGGTAAGATTACCAGAACCTAAAAAAGAATATAGTGAAGATAACCAAAGACAAATAAACAGGGCGTTATCGATATTAATAGAACAATTAAACTCAACGTATTTAACACAACAAAAAGAAGACCAAGAACGATTTACTTGGTTAGGATTAGGTTAATGGCAAATATATATAAAAACGAAAAAACAAGTTTAACAACTACAGCACTTACTACTTTATATACAGTGCCATCAAACTCTAGAGCTATTGTAAAATCTTTATTAGTATCAGAAGACGCTGGTGGTACAGCAGTTGTTAAAGTAACTTTAGTAGATGCAGCTGCAGCTATTTTTGTGATAGATAATGATGTTAATTTAACTGCTAATCAAAAAGAACAAGTATTGAGTGAACCTTTAATTATGAAAGAAAGTGAGATATTAAAGGTACAAGCAAGTAGTGGTGCAGTAGATGTTATCGCATCTGTACTAGAAATTAATAGGGAGGATAGATAATGCCATTTGTAGAGCAAGAAGAAGGATACACAGAACAAAAAATAGATGGAAAAACAGTTAAAGTTTATAGACCAAGAGTAGAGGTGACTATAAAACACCTTAAAACAGGCAGAGAATATCTCTCTGATAAAGAGGCAGAAGATGATGTAAATAGCCCAGTGACCGATACTACACAAGACGACATATCAAGAAATGTTAATATTGTAGTAGGACCAGGTGCTTTGGGTGGTAAAACTAATATATAGGATCGTTGACGATTGAACAAAAAACAAGTAAATTAGAAGATTATGGGATTTTTTGATAAATTTATACCAAAGGAAATAAAGAAACCTTTTAAAAAAACTGCAAGAGCAGTACGTAAAGTTCTTCCAAAAGAGTTAAGACCTGCATTACCTTTTTTAGCAGCGGCTACACCTTTTTTATTACCAGGTGGTTTTGCTATTGGTAGTTTAAATCCTGCTTTAAGTAGAGGTATAATGTCTTCTCTTGCTAATATAGGTTCACAACAAGTTATGGACCCTGAAGGAGATATTAATTTATTATCTGCAGCGTTAGCCGGTGCAACTGGTTATGGAACTACACCAGGTGCTGGTGAAACAATAAGAGGACTTCAGTTTGGTGATAATCCAGTTACAAGAGAAGGAATTATGTCTCAACTACAAAATGCTCCGATTGGAGCTGATAGTATTGCTGACGCTTCTAATTTAGGATTTTTTGAAAGAGCAGCTAATATAGGTCTTGAAGGGTTGGCTAAAGGAGCAGATTTTTTAGGTGGTGCAAGAGAAACTATGGCAGGATTTGGTGAGGATCCGGCATCTTTATTTACAAAAGAAGGAGCAAAAGCATTAGGTAAAGCAGCAGCGGTGCCAGTGTCACAAGGAACAGGTGATCTTGCATATGCAACTGCGTCCGCAGCATTAAGAGAGTTTAACGCAGCACAAGCAGCAGAATTAGCACAAGCAGGTATGGATGAAGCAGCAATTGCAAATGCCAGAAGAGCTGCAATTCGAGAAGCTATGGAAGTGTCAGGATTTACAGAAGAAGATATATTAGAAACATTTGATGAGATAGGATTAAAACAAGGTGGTATTGTATCTTTAGCAAAAGGTGGTATGTTAGACTTTGGTGGAAAAGAAATGGATTTAAGAGGTGGTGGATTTGTACCGATAGGCAAAAAAGAAAAAGCAGATGACGTGCCTGCACGATTATCTAAAAACGAATTTGTAATGACTGCTGATGCAGTCCGGGCAGCAGGTGGTGGTGTCAACAAAGGCGCACAACGTATGTATAATTTAATGAACAACCTAGAGGCTAGAGCATAATGGCAGTAGATCAAACACAAGTATTACCAGCACCGGTATTAGAAGGCGCGCTTACAGCCTTTACTAAAAAATTAACACCACTTATTGGACAGCAAATAGATACAACAAAATTTGATCCCCAAGTTGCAGCACAAACGCAACTACAAAAAGATGCATCAGCTGCAGCAGCAGGATTAGGATCTTTAGTTGGACCACAAGCGTTTCAACCTTTTATGTCACCTTACCAACAGGAGGTGATTGATACTACACTTGCAGAATTTGATAGACAACAAGCAATACAACAAACAGGTTTAAGAGATGCAGCTATACAGAGAGGCGCTTTTGGTGGAGCAAGACAAGGTATACAGGCAGCAGAAGCAGCAAACCAAGCAGCATTAGGTAGAGCAGGATTACAAGCACAATTATTACAACAAGGATTTCAACAAGCACAAGCAGCAGCAGCAAATGATCTAGCAGCAAGACAAGGTCTTGCACAATTCCAACAAGCTATGGGTCAAGCTGATCAAGGATTTGCACAAGCACAATTAGATGCACAACAGATCGCTGCAAGAGAAGCAGCGTTTGAACCGTTTACAAGATTAGGGCTAGTAGGACAACAACTGGCACAAATACAACCGGGAGCATTTCCGACTACAACGATCGGATATCAATCAAGCGCAGCACCATCAAGTCCATTAGCTAGCTTCTTAGGAGGCGCAGCCGGAGCAGGCGGTGTACTAGGTAAGTTAGGAATATTTGGATAATGAATACATTTAGAAGACCAA